CCTCGCCGGAAACACGGAAGAGTATAGTTTTAGGACGATTGGAAACTATGTCGAATATCAGGTACGTGGTGGCGCAGGCTACTCACATATGTTATGGGACTATAAAGGTGATCATATGACGGTGACTGATCCGTCAGACAGCAGTGTAATTACTTATGCAGTGGAGCAGCGAGTGATTGAGGGAGACCCCGATCATCGGATTGTTTTATTATTGCCAACGGCTAGAGTGCCGTACCCGCAATGCAATTACCTGACTGGGCATGTGCCGCTCGAACGAAAGAACTTTGGTTCAGGTGAATACAAACATATGTTCAACCCTCTGACCAAAATCCTCAGCTTAGCAGTTGATGGTGCTTGGTCTTCCGTTGAAATTAATGTAGATGTTTACAATGCTATTCGTGAGCGCATTCGGGCAAAAAGTGGAATGCCCCTAGTATCGGATGTCGAAAAATATCTTTCCCAACAGGGTGATATTGATGCTGTTTTAAAAGCGCCATTGTTGTTTAACTTGATGGACACTGAATTCAAGCCAAATGTTGTAAGCACTAGTTTGATTCAAGTTTCCTACCAACCATTCAATCCCGCACATAAAGCAGAAATCATTTCTGAAGATGGCAAGCCTAAGGGAAGGGCTGTGTCAAACCAGATACTCGACAAACCAGCACTCATGCCAACTAAATCAATCTCAAGTGATATTAGTAGTGTGTTGGGCAGGGTAGAAAAGCCTCGGAACAGTGTTGATCCGCCTGCCTACTATAAGCAACTCAAACGTGAGTTTGTACAAGCACTCATTGGACCTCTTTCCGGAACTGGCGCAAGCATAGCCACCGAAGAAGTGGCTGCACGACAGAATAAAGCAGCTCAGAGGAACCGGTTTGAGAATGCTAAACACTACTTTTCCGAGCACGTCGTAGGCCCCCTTAAGACTTTTATCAAGGCTGAAGGGTATGCCGCACCAAATGATCCCCGCACGATCACACAAGTCCCCCAAGCCGTAACCACCCTGTTATCTGAATATACATATTCCTTTAAGGAAGCTATATTGAAGAAACAGCCATGGTATGGGCCTGGCAAAACACCAATGGAGACTATTGATCGCCTGGCTGAATTAACAACCCGATTGGGAGTTATAACAACTGACTTCTCACGGTTTGATGGTTCAATTTCAGAATTTCTGCAATCAGTTGCCAAATGCTGTTATATGAACTATTTTTCAGCTTCAGACCGTCGACGCCTAGGCCGCTTATATAAAGCGATCTTTACAAAAACAGCGTTTACGGAGTGTGGTTTGAAATATGATGCTGGCTGTGGAACACGCAGTGGTAGCCCTATTACAACAGATGCCAATACCATAATCAATGCTTATGTGATGTTTTGTGCTTTGCGGAAACTCAATTTGAATGTCCAAGATGCCATGAAGCTGATAGGCTTGGTTTGTGGAGATGATGGCTATATGGCTAACCGCGATGGATTGGGAAGTGCATTGAAGGAAGTTTGCAAGGACTTGGGTTTGGATTTAAAACCCGAAGAGCACACGGAGGGGCCCTATCCTTATTTGGGTAGGTTCTTTTGTGATCCAGCTACAACGGATAGTTCCTTTCAAGATCCAATGCGAACTCTGGCAAAGATACATCTTTCGGCCAAGAGTTCAATACCTGATTCACAGGCTAGAGTGAATAAAAGTATTGGTTATTTAACAACTGACTCAATAACCCCGATAATTGGGGAGTATTGCCGTTTAAGCTTGAAAAAGGCTGATGGTGATGATCCCAAAACTGTTTATTCCGGGAAGAATTTTAGCAGTGAAGAACAATACAAAATAACACTCGCCTGGCCACAAAGACCGAGCGATAAGGACCTGATCGACCAGCAGGTTGCCAAATTATGTAGGTTAGAAGCCCTTGAACTGAAACAGATGGTCGAACGTTTCAGTGAGTATAAAACTTATAAGGATGTCCCCATTCTCTTCGAAGCACAGCGGCTCACCAAAATCGTCGCAGCTGTCGAACATGATCTGGAGTATCCTGAGGGCACTCATACTGAACAAAAACCCAGCAATGAGTCAGAACCAACGAGACCTACAGGAAGCAACAACCAAGCAAAACGATCGCATCGATCGAGGAATATGGAAGATAGTCAAAGATCTCCATCGGAAGACGGAAAACCTCAGCCAGTCAAGAGTACAGGCCGGGCTTCAACCGATCGAAACCGACTGGAGCGACGTCGGCCAGAAGGCAAACGCACTGATAGTGGCCCTAATGGGAGAAATCCCAGAAGCCCCACCAAACAGCGGCCTCCTCGCAACGATCGCGGCGCTGTTGCGTCCAAACCCACAAGCGGACCGAGTACCCACCCCAGAAAAACTGAGGGAGGAAGAGCTCAAGAGGCTGATAATCGCTCAGCTAAACCGCTAACGGCCGTTACAAAGAATGGCCTCGGACAAGGAAGTAGAACTTGATCACTTTCGTTGTACCGCCCCCAGCAAACTGTTGTTTGCTGGTTAAAAACCGGC